ATAGTTTTCTTAATTTCTTTCGTTTGGACGTGTCCAATGAAATTTCCTGCATCCGTTTCGTTAATTTTTAATAATTCAGCCATAGTGAGCGTTTTTTTGTTTTAATTATGAAGGTCCCTCCATGGGACTCTCTCAATTCCAAGGGGGAGTTTTAAAAAAGGACCCTAACACTTATTATCTCTCACAAAAAATTTCCCCCAAAAAAAAATACTCAAAAATTATATACACATGTTTTGTGTACACATTATTTATGTATATCTTTGAATGTACAAACCGTACAATATGACAGATCAACATGTAATAAAAGCTTTATATAGGAATGACAAGTTTATTAAGGACTTGCCTTCTCATAGCATTTACAAGAAGTTTTTTTACAGAGATGATTTCACTAATGACGAGATCATTTTATTTGAGACTATATTAGAGTTGCAAAAAGTACATAGGTCCAAAGAGATAACATATACGTTTGAAAGGCTGAAACCGTTTACAAGGATGACAAGAAGAAAGTTTGAGTCCACTCGTAAAAGTTTAGAAGATAGAAAACTGCTTATTGTAAAACGCGCTGGATTCAAAGCACCTATTACGTATAGGATTGATGTGCACTACATAAAGAATAATTTAACCAGGGTGTATGATCTTGAGAAGATACCAAAAGATAATCTTGCGAGTTTGCACAAAGATATAATTACTTGGTTCTCAACATAATGTACGAAACGTACAATACATGTACAAACCGTACACCATTACCAATATATATTATAGTTAGTAATAATGTAATAATGTACACTTTGTACAATGTGCAAAACGTACATTGTGAAAATAATAAAAAAGCAGTACATATATTTGGTGTATCTAAATTTTATACATAGTTTTGGTGTACATACTAAATTGAATGAATATGGAAAGTACAGAATTAAAAGAAAGTAAGAGCGCAGTAAACTTTACTCCTTATCCTGGTACAATAGCACTATTGCCACCAAGTAACATCTTCCCAAGTGGAGACTTTGTTTTAAGTAAAGAACAATACTTAAAGCAGATTGATGATAAGGCTCAAGAAGCCGCTACTGGAGAACTGGTAATTGCAGCAGTAGGAGAAGGGGTTAGCTTTATAGAGGTGGGAGATATTGTTTCATTACAAAACCATAGTCGTATTCAAAAATTAATAATTGATTCTTCTAATGCAAACAGACCAAGTGTATTTTGGATTGTAAGAGAATCAGAAGTTTTATGTAAGCATGACAAGGATTTCAATTGATGACGCAATTTTATATGAAGGCGTCCTTTATGTAATTCATGAGGGCGCACTTTATATGTACGACAGTGAAATAGAAAGTATTGTTTTAACAGAATCACCTGCACAAGCATGAAAATTCAAGAGATAGCAAAAAATAGACTTGACTTATTATCTAAAACATTTGAAAGATTAAATAGCAAAAATTTAATTAAGGGTAAAGATATAAATACGTTTATTACTATGTGCTTAAACGCGCAAGAAAACGGTAGGTTAGTAGTTAGTAAAAGCTTAAGGTATGAATTTGAAGAACTGTTAGGAATGACTACACAATCTATGACCAACTCTATCGCCAGGTTAAAGAAGAATGATTTCATTGAAGGTGAAAGAGGTATTTATATTTTAAAGCCAGAAACACTTTGGGGTGGTAATAAAAAATCAAGAGAACAGTTCTTTACAGAAAGTAGTATTTTTAAAATAGAGATTAAAATGAAATAGGGATATGGAACTACGTTTAAAAACAGATAAGAAAGATCACATTGATAAATACTTACGTGTTTGGAATGGTCTTATGAAACTAACAGGTAAGGAGTTTGAGGTAACAAAAAGTTTACTCGAATTATACTTAGATGTAAAAAACAGTGGTGTTAAAGAACCATACCTTTCAGAGATTATATTCTCTACTAAAAAGTTAAAGCCTATAAAAGAATTGCATAAATTGAATCATGCAAATTGGTATACAATAAAAAAGTCGTTACTTTTAAAGAGAGTGCTTTATGAGAACGAAGGATTAACAATCAATCCCAAGCTTATACCTCAAACTGAAATAACTTTTAAATTTTTAATTGATGAGTGAAGAATTACTAAAAGGACTTGAACCAGAGGACACTTCAAAAATGAATCGTTCTGAAAGGAGAAAAAGAATTAAATTTTATAAGAAAGAATTTGATACTCATAATAAAAATAAACCTTTGTTTGACATAAACATATTTGATGATCTTTCAATACAGGAATGTGAAGTAAGGCAAGAAAAATTAAAAGCTTGGGTAACAAGATACGGTACGTTGTTAATGAAATTACAAGAACTTGAAAAAAAATAAGTTTAAAAGATTATAAAACGTATAATGAATAATATAAAAAAAGAGTGTGAAACAAAAAATGCATTTCAAAAACTTGAAGACATAGACTTACAAATAGGGCATTCTCCTGGATATGATGAAAGTGTAGAAGGTGAAGCTGTAACAGAAGATACCAAGTATGGGAAAAGTAATAGACAATCTGGAATTAATAGAAGAAAACATTTGGGACTTACACCCAAGTCTTAAAGTAGCTGGGGCATTTAAGGATATTTATAAGTCTGATAAATCTACAAAGAAAAATAATTCTTCTAAATTGTTATGGACAGTTGCCTTAATTTGGGATAGAGATTCAAAGTATTATAATCTGCCTGAGTTTGGGGAAGACTCTAAAGTAGACTTATTGTTTGAAGATGTTTATGGAGATAAGAATTATTATAAAAAGAATAAGGCTAAAATAAATAAACTAAGAATATTTTATTTAAAGCTTCAAGAAACTACAGCTCGTAGATCTTTAAGGGAAATAGAAGAAAAGTTAGAACAGCGTTCTGCTTTTTTAAGAGATACCGATTACGACATTGGGATAGCTAATGAAAGAGGTCAATGGATTGGTAACACTGCTTCCATGTTAGATAAGATGCTTGCCGATACTAAAAAGATTTATGATCTTTATGAACAAGCAAGAAAGTTAGTATCAGACGAAGTAGAGAAAGGACAAGCAATGGGAGGTGGTCAAGAATCTTTATCAGATACTGGTGAAATATGAAAAATCCTCATCAAGAAAAATACGAAGAGTTATCTGAACAATACGGTGTACCTGTTAATATAGTAAAGTCTATTGTAGATTCTCAGTTTGCTTTTGTTGCAAATATTTTACAGTGTGGTAATGACGAACAAGTTAGACTACAATTTTTAGGAACGTTTGGTGTCCCTAAAGGTAGAAGAAAAAAGATTGATGAAAAGAAACTACTTGCAAAAAAGATGAGGGATGAAAAAAAAAATAGATAAAAGAAACAATCAAGATACGTATAAGGATGAAAAAAAACATTCTAAGTATGTTTCTAATATACATTTTTTACATGATATCATAGACTGGCATCCTTTGTCAATTAATTATAAAACATATTGGAGGGAAATAAAGAGAAGATGTATGGAGGGTTTTTGGCACGATGGGAAGTGGATGCCAGGCCCTTTATATTGGTATGTTAACCTTTGTAAAATCCGATTAAACAAAACAGAATACTCTACAACAAAGGTTTTAGCTAAACCATTTCTTAGAGATCTTGAATGGGAAAAATCATATGTTATTATGGAAGCACGTGGCTTCTCAGGCTTTATAGATGATGATGATATTACTTGTTGTATAGAAGTTTATCTGTATAACAAAGAAAAAAAAGAAAACCCTAAGACAGAAATAGAAGACTTTAAAATTCCAGCTAATTGTTTTAATTCCAAAAACGAATTAAAGAGATTTGAAAACCCAAGACAATACATAAGAAAAACACATACTAAGAATTTAGGTAAACCATTGTTTTACAATAACGCCTGGAATGTTATAGATATAGAGTGTCGAGGTGGTGGTAAGTCTTTTTGGGGAGCTAATGGCTTAGTCTCACACACATACCACATGGATGGTATGTATGACTATGATGAATTTGTAAAATTAAGAGAAGAGAAAACACCAGCTGTAGTAGAAGTTATGGTAGGTGCAATAGATCAAAAATATACAGTCGATCTATTAGATAAAATAGCATTAGGTTCTGATAACCTTGCAGGGGACAGGTATTTAGGAGAAAACTATTATAGATGTCCATTATACAAAAGACATACAGGTTCTTGGTTCTCGGGTAAGAAATTTATAGAGAATAAGTACGATGTAAAGATTGGAGGTGATTGGCAGAAACGTGGATCTGGTTCTAAGATATATCACCGGTCTTTTGGTGACAATCCTGAAGCAGGAAATGGAATACGTACATCTCTTGCTGTATTAGAGGAAGTTGGTTTCCATTATAACTTAAGAGATTCACTTGCGTCTATGAAAGATACTGTTTATGACGGTACAAGAAAGTTTGGTACGATATATATGTTTGGTACTGGAGGTAACATGGAGAGTGGTAAGTCTGAAGAAGCAATGGAGGTATTTACTGATCCGGAATCATATGACTGTTTAAATTTCCAAGATGTTTGGGAAGATGGTGGTGATATAGGATTTTTTGTACCATACGAACTTGGTTTAAATCAATTTAAAGACGAAGAAGGTAGAACTGATATAATAGGAGCTACAAAGTTTGTAGATAAAAAAAGAGATAAGCTTGCTAAAGGAAGATCTAAACAACCATTGTATAAAGAGATGCAGAACAACCCCCGGGTCCCGTCTGAAGCGTTTCTTATTACAGAATCAAATATATTTCCTGTAGGTGAATTAAAAGAACATGTCAATTGGTTAAAAGCTAATCAACATGATGGTTTTGTTAAAGGACAGAACGGAGAGCTTGTTTGGATACAAAAAGAAAACGGAGATAAGCCAGAAATATCATGGAAGCCAGATTTAAAGGATAAGTTAAGTCCTACATGGTATAAAATGAAAAAATCTGACGATACTACAGGATGTGTACAGATTTGGGAACATCCACAAGCAGAAGAAGGTCGTGTACCGTGGGGACTGTACGTAGCAGGAACAGATCCATATGATCAGGATAAGTCTGTAGCCACTGCTTCGCTTGGTTCTACTTTTATCTATAAAACCTTTCATACAAAGAAAGGTATATATGAATGGCCTGTTGCAGAGTACACTGGTAGACCGGATACAGCAGCCGAACATCATGAAAATGTAAGGAAGTTATTAATGTATTATAACTGCCTTGATTTATATGAGAATGAGAGAAATACATTGAAGATGCATTTTGAACATAAAAATTCTCTATATTTGTTAGCAAAGACTCCTACGATACTTAAAGCTACGGAGAGGTCTAAGGTAAACAGGACTTATGGTATTCATATGACCGATCATATAAAAGATGAATTGGAAATATATACTCGGGACTGGTTGTTAAAAGATGCGGGGGATGGGAAGTTAAACTTACACAAGATATATAGTATTCCTTTATTGGAAGAACTTATATATTATAATCGTGTGGGTAACTTTGACCGTGTTATTGCATTTATGTTAACTATATGTCATAGGTTAATGAACTACAATTTTAAGGTTGAAGAAGTAAAGGAAGACAGATTTAAAAAGTTAATTGATACAGACGACTTTATGAAAAGAGCTATGAATAAAGGGTTTTTTAATAATTAAATAATATGAGCAATTCTAACAGTAATCATGTGTATTCCACAATGCCATCACAAAAACTTTCTTTTAGTAAAAAAGTAAAAAAGTGGAGAGAAAGTTGTGTAGAAGCAATTTGTTCTATGGGCGGTAGTGGAAACTCAAATGGTAAAAGTTCTCATGAAAGAAAACAAACAAACTACGATTTAGTTAATTCTATTATAGATGAAAGTGACTTTAAGTATGTGTTAGATCCATACGGACTTGGAGACACTGATCAAAAAGGAAAGCCTGCAAAAATGAGAGATATAAATCTCATTGTAAATAAAATAAACAGATTGAAAGGGGAGGAGATGGAAAGACCTTTTAATTTTCAAGTGTATGCTGTAAACGGAAATGCTGTAAGTGAAAAAGAAAAGAAAGAAACCGAAATGGTTCTTTATGTAGCTCAAGCTAAAGTTGCGGCAATGCTTGGTATTCCTCAAGAAGAAATGATGAATCCTGAAACAGGAGAGATGGAACCGCCACAAAGTTTCGAAGGTATTGACAAATGGAAATCTTCTTCATTAAGAGATATAAGAGAACAATGGGGTAATGATATACTCGAATATTTAAAGTATGAAGAGCAATTACAATCAAAATTTAATACTGGATGGGAGCACGGCTTAATTGCAGCTGAAGAATATTATTACATTGGTATATCAAACAATCAACCTAAAGTAAGAACATGTAATCCTATTATGTGTGAGTTTGATAGAAATCCAGATAACATGAATATTGAAGATGGTGATTGGTTTAGAGAAGAAAGACTAATGACTACTGGTCAAATATTAGATGAGTTTAGTGAGTATTTAACAGAAGCGCAAGTAAAGAAATTAGATGAAGGAGATTTAAAACGAGGATTGTCTAATCAAATGCAGCCTGGTTTTGCATATCATCAATCTGACTTTAAAAACGATAAAGGTAGTTCAAGAAACAATGCTAATTCTAATCAACATTTAGTACAACATGTAGTATGGAAGTCAATGAAAAAAATTGGTTTTGTAACATACTTAAATGAAAATGAAGAAGAAACAACAATGGTTGTTGATGAAAGTTTTAAGATGAGACCTGAAATGAAAGAAGCTGGTTACTCTTTGGAATGGCAATGGATAGGAGAAGTTTGGCAAGGTACTAAATTAGGAGATGGGGAATATGTAAATATTGAACCTTTACCTAATTATAATTCTTCTATGGATGATCCAGGAAGATGTAAATTACCTTATGTTGGTAAAGTATACAATGCTACAAACTCAATACAAACATCACTCGTTGATTTATTAAAACCCCATCAGTATTTATATAACATTATCTGGTACCGTTTAGAAACAGAACTTGCTAAAGCAAAAGGTAAGAAGATGGTAATGGATATTGCTCAAATACCAAGGTCCGAGGGTATTGATTTAGACAAGTGGATGTACATGTTTGATAACTTAGGTATTGCTTTTATCAACTCTTTTGAAGAAGGTAAAGAAAAGTTCCAAGGTAAGACATCACAGTTTAATCAATTCTCAAATATTGATATGGGACTGTCTTCTGCGGTAGGTCAGTATGTAAACATTCTATCTAAAATAGAACAATTGATGGATAGGATTGTAGGTATTACTCCACAGTCAGAAGGCCAAACGTTTGCTACTGAAACTGCTACTGGGGTAGCAACAGGTATTCAACAAAGTAGTTATATTACTGAACCTTGGTTTTATGTTCACAATGAAGTAAAAACTAAAGTTCTTGAATCTTTATTAGAAACAGCAAAATTTGCATATCCACAAAATAAAAAAGTACATTACATTTTAGATGATGTACAAAGAATATCTGCGGATATAGACATGGATAAATTTTCTGATTCAGATTATGGTTTATTTGTTACAAATTCAAGTAAAGAATCTAAGATGTTTCAGAAACTTGAAATGCTTGCAGACAGAGGTCTTCAAACAGGACAAACAATGTTTTCTGATATCATTAAGATGTTTAAATCTAATTCTATTAGTGAGTTGTCTAACCTTATGGAAGATGCCGAAGCTAAACAACAGCAACAATCTCAACAACAAAGAGAAGAAGATATGCAAATGCAACAACAGCAAATGCAAGCTCAAGCTCAAGAGAAAGCTGCTGAAAGAGAATTTACTGCAGATCAAAATGAGAGAGATCGTCAAGCAGATATTAGAAGGGCTGTTATTTCAAGTATGGGGTTTGATGAAGACATCCAAGGTAATGATGTTAATGACATGGTAGCCTATGGTAATCTTACTCTTAAGCAAATGGAAGCTGAAAGAAAAAACAATCTTGAAAATAGAAAGTTAAATCAAGAAACAACTGAAAAACAAAAAGACAGAAATCTAAAAGAAAAAGAAATAGACTCAAAAGAAAGGATAGAAAAACTTAAAGCTAAAACAGCATTAAAGAATCCTGTCTCTGGAGAAAAACCACCTAAGAGATGATAAATAAAAAATATAATCTTGGTAAAAGTAATATGATAAAAAGAGCCGATGGTTCTTCTTCTCGAAGGGGTTTGTGGGATAACATAAGAGCAAATGCAGGATCTGGAAAAGAGCCTACAAAGCAAATGTTAGAACAAGAAAAAAAGATAACAGCACGGAGAGGTCTTAAATATCCTGATGGTAAAGGAAAAAAGATTACAGGTTATGCTTATCCTATGGAAGAAGAACTTGGTATAGGAGGACAAGTTAATTATGGAAATACTAATTTGTCTGGAGATTTATCTAAATATTACAAAAATTTAAAAGTAAATCAAAACATACCAATTAATAAAAATTTAAATTTAAACTTAGGGTTTGAAAGTGGGAATATTAGTAAGTATAAACAAAATTCTGGAAAGTTTGAACCTGGTTTTAATGTAGGTTTAACAAAAACATTTCCTGATGGTAAAGGAGGAAATAAAAAAATAGTATATGTAGAAGATCCAGAACAATTTAAAATGGAGCAACAAGCAAGGACTGATAGTACCAGTTCAGCTCAACAAATGATTGATCTTAAATTAAAAAATAATCAAATAT